ATGTGGGCTGTGAAGGCGGCCACCACACCTAAATGAGGGGTAAATCATGACTACGACTGTAAAAGTGCACGTCAACGGCCAGTACCGGGCCACCGTCCTGCAGGACGATCGCCCGCCGGTGATCGTCGAGGGCAACTACAACGGTGGCTCCGGCGAGAAGTCGTTCTATCTTGCGCATCCAGCGAACAGTACGTTCGTCGTCACCGAGGAATACGTGCAGGACAACGACAAGCGTCCGGCCGAATAGCGGTCTTTCATGTCTGTTATCTACGACGCGCCGCCGACGCTGGGTCGCTTCATGCGGTCGGAAGCGTTCGGCCGGCTCGCGGCCGGGCCCGTGGGTAGCGGCAAGACCACCGCCTGCATCATGGAGTGCCTGCGCCGCGCGCTTGGACAGGCGAAGGCGCCGGATGGATACCGGTACACCCGTTTCGCTTTTGTTCGTCAGACCCTTAAACAGCTGAAAGACACCGTCTTGAAAGACGTGCAGTCGTGGCTGGCCGGGTTAGGCGAATGGCGGGTCTCGGACAACACGTTTTATGTGGAGTTCGGTGACGTCAAGTCCGAGTGGGTGTTCATCCCGCTGGAAAATTCCGACGACCAAGCCCGGTTGCTATCCATGCAGCTGACAGGGGCGTGGATGTCGGAATGCATCGAAATGGATTTCTCGGTGGTCGCGCCGCTCTCCGGTCGTATCGGGCGATATCCGAGCGGCAACCGCGGCACGCCGACGTGGTTCGGCATCGTCGCCGACACCAACATGCCTGTCGAAATGAGCGACTGGTATAAGTTCATGACGGCGCCGCCGCCGGACTGGCAGGTCTTTATTCAGCCGTCGGGGCTCGCCGAGAACGCTGAAAACCTCAATTACCTTTTACAGACAGAAGAGACGCTGAAGCTGCCGATCAATCATCCGCGGCGGCTGGCGCAGGGGAGAAGATATTATGAGCGCTTCCTTGAGATGTACGGCAGCGATCACCCGTGGGTTAACCGCTACGTTTATGCGCAGTACGGCGACGATCCCTCCGGTGAAGGCGTCTTCCGGGCGACCTTCAACACCAAATTCCATGTCGTGGAAAACACCCTCGTCATCCCCGGTTACCCTATCATCGTCGGACAGGATTTCGGTCGTAACCCGTGGTCGCTCATCTGCCAAGTTGATCATATGGGACGACTTCTCGCACACGAGGAGGTCGCTGGAACTAACACCGGCCTAGAGAAGCACATCGTCCAGAGTTTGCGGCCGCGGCTCTTTCAGGAAAAATATCTCGGCGCCAAGATCATCGTCGTCGGCGATCCGAGCGGCGTCAATAAAGGACAGGTCTCGGAGGAAAGCTGCTTCGACGCGCTGAAGCGGATGGGCTTCCCGGCGTTCGGCGCCCCGACCAACGACATCGACCCGCGGCTGCGCGCCGTCGAAGCGCTGCTGGCACGGCAGACCAACGGCGGTCCCTCGCTGCTGATCAACCGCGCCGGCTGTCCGTTCTTGGTCCGTGCCATGTCTGGAGGCTATCGATACAAACGCCACAAGGACGGCGCGCTGCGCGCGGTGCCCGAGAAGTTCGACAAGGAAGGTTTCTCGCACATCGCCGACTGTTTGCAGTACGTCGCGCTTGTGGTTCATGGTGGACTTGTGCATGAGTTTGCCCGGCGGATGCAGCCGCGGGCACGCCCCGTGAACCGGCGCATCACCGCTGCGGGGTGGACGTGATGTTTCGACGGCACAAACCACATAGTCACGCGTTTCTCCGGCTGATTTATCACCGTCATGGCGGGCAGTGGCAATGGAGAGTGGCACGGACCTTTGGCCCGACATTCAACGACGGGTTAAGCGGCTAGATTTTCTCTGCAAACACCCGCCGCGGTGCCCCGTTTGCAACGACGAACAGGTCCAGCTGATGGACCGCGACCTGCCCGCGGAGTGGAAGTGTCGACGATGCAAGGCCCCATTTTTCCATGAGCCGCCGTCTGCCAGTCCCTGATTTAGGCGCCGCGCTGGGCATGCAGCCGTTGCAGCCCGGACGCACGCCGGAAGACGCCGCGCGGGACGAAGCCGCGCTGAAGAGATTATTTGACCAAGTATGGGAGGAGCCGATGATGGATTTCGGACAGGCGATCCGGGTGCTGAAGCAAGGTAACCGCGTCGCACGCAAGGGCTGGAACGGCAAGGGGATGTGGCTGGCGCTGCAGGTGCCGGACGAACACTCCAAAATGTCGTTGCCCTACATTTACATGAGCACGGTCGACGGCAAGCTGGTGCCGTGGCTCGCCAGTCAGACCGACGTGCTCGCGGAAGACTGGGTGCTGTGGGTTTGATGGCCCGGTCCTGCGGCAGCTGCACGCTGTGCTGTCGGGTGATGAAGGTCCCCGGGGTCAAGGACGACCACGCGTGGTGCTCGCATGCCAAAAAAGGCGCGTGCGGAATTTACGACACGCGGCCCGAGCTCTGCCGGCAGTTCAACTGCCAGTGGCTGATGAACGAGAAACTCGGCCCCCACTGGTTTCCCAAGGACGCCAAGATCGTCGTCGACCTCAAGATCGGCGAGGCCGGTGCGGTGCTCGCCTTCATCGTCGACCCGAACTACCCGGACCGCTGGAAGGAAAACCCGTGGTGGCCGGACATCCGCGCGCTGATGGGTCAGGGCATCGTGTCCGGGATGTGGTCCACGGTGGTGATGATCAAGGAACAGATGATCGTGCTGGGCCGCTAAAAGCGATCGTCCGGCACGACCATCCACACGCTATAGGACGGCCACGCCGGATCGCCGTAGATGACGTAGTTCCAGCAGAACAACGGTTTTTCCCAGACCCGGATCATTAGCCGGTGATCGTCAGCAGCAGCAGCAGCACCGCCAGCACCGGCATCCAGCACAAAAACAGAACAAAGCCGATCTTCAGGTCGTCTTTCATCTGATCTTCTTCCCACACACCCCGCATCTCCAGAACGTCCCGCCGGCGTCGTGATCGACCGTTCCGCCATACAGCTTCATCCGGAGCCAGCACTTCATCCACGTCAGCATGTCGGATCGAACTCCCCCCACGTGTAAACAACGGCTGAACCGACGTACCGGAACGCCCGCTGCCCGCAGGCGCAGCCGAGCCGAACAGTCTCTTTCGGCGGGTCTCGCCGCGAATTTGGCTGATACTCAAAATGCGGGCGGACGCTCCCGAGGTTGACCCACTCGTGCTGTCCGGTCTCATGCACATGCATCGAGTTTCTCGGGCGGCTGCACGGCGGTGACGATCATGTCGAGGAGCTTGCGGCGGTCTTTCGGGGTGATCCGGTACCCGTAGCCCCATAAAGTGTTGATCGTAATTTTTAGAGGTTCGAGGATTTTCCGCAGATTGCAGACGTAGACGTCGACCGACTTGTAGGCCATGTCGTCGCGGACCTTCGAGACCTGATCGTTCTGGACCAAGGCCAGCAGCAGGATCGCCTCCGAGCGGGCGCAGCGGAACAGTTTCTGCACGCGGTAGAGGAGAGCGATCGGGTCGACGCCGGTGGCGCGCGCGTAGTTCACCCGCTGGTCGCGCGGAAAGCCCGGGGGCCAGTCTTCGCGCGGGAGCTCAAGCAGCCGGCCGTCCTGCAGGGCGTCGGTCAGGATTTCGCGAATTTGGTCGGACGGCAGGGAGGTGGACCGGGCGATCGCCCGCACAGGGACGCCTTCATCGGCGAGGCGGATGACCACTTCGTATTGCGACGCGCTCCCCATCAACCGCTACCCCTAGCCAGCCAAGGTTGTATTGGTTCTTAAAGTGCTTCGCCGGTTCCTCGCAAGCACTAAAAAATTCAGCCAACAAAAATCGACCCGCGCGAGCGATGCCCGGCGGGTCGAGAAGTTGTCCACACCCAAGAGAGAAACGTTCGGAGGAACGTCGAGCCGGAACATATCGGGGTCACGGCACGCGCGCAAGTGGTGCATGGGATAATTTTCCGGGGGGATTTTGGAGGACCGGTGATCACGGAGGACCCGTGAAGGGGGTGGGGGTGTCTGAGGGGGGAGGGGAGTGTGTCAATAAGTGAGGCACCTTTTGTGCTATGTATCACGAATTGTGAGGGTGCGGGGGTGGTCGGGTTGTGTGTTGCCAAAGTTGATAATGTCACGTTTCGTGATACTTGGAATTTTGGGGTCGAGGTGTTTCACGGTCCTAGCAATATAGCGCGCGGGCCGGTGGGGCCTGTCCATGGTGGGGGTGGGGTAGTGCGATGGCCCTTTATCAACAAATGAGACAGTCCAATTGCTCTTTGTTTTCAATCACTTAGCGAGTAGCAATAAAAGACACATAGCACGAAACTACACAAATGATACGTAAAGTGCGTTACCAAACATGCTAGCACCATTGGTCACGCACTTTATGAGACATCGCCTTGTCTGGTATCAACAAAAGACACATTTTGGCGCCGCTGCTAGTTTTTTTACAACTCTTTGGGCGATCTCCTAGAACTAGAGCAAACCATTGAAATCATTGAGCTTTTTGACTGCTAGTCTGTTAGTCGGCAAAAACGGCAGGTCACCGCTCCGGCAGAGAACAAGTTTCCGGAGGCGCTTCCGGAGCGTGTCTCAAAAATTGATCTGAGGAAGCGGTATCATATAACCTTATTATAACTATATGAAATAATTGTCTTTTTTACTTTTTGACTAAAAAACAAATTGAAAAATACAAATTAGATCGTATGCGATCATTCTCCGGAAAGTTCTCCGGAAACTCTCCGGAAACGCCGTTTTTGGAGGTGTCCACTGCCAGAAATCGCCGCTAACAGACTAACAGCCCCTTTTTGGACCTGCTTTTTACCAAATTTAGTTAATGATTTCATGGTGTTATCCTACAGACTATCAACAAATGTCGCCATATGCTGGGGAACTCTTAATGAAATCAATAAGTTAGACCCATAGCCAAAAAGTAACATTCCAAGCCGGCCAAAAGCGCTCTGTAACCCATTGATTTTATTGGTGTCTCAAATGCATGTTGACAAACGTGATATTAGACCGGTAAATCGCCTTCGGCGAATTTAAGACAACGCCGACGACACACCCAATTGGAGCAACCAGAAAATGGCTAGAACCCCTTCGATGACAACCGCGGAAGCCGAACAAGTCCTCGGCCCGCGCGGACATCTCAACGTTAATTCGGACAACCGCGCAACCGTCCGAAAGTGGATTGTCGCGCAAGGCTTTCCTGCGCTCTTTGTCGGCGGCTTGTCCATGCGTGAATTGGCGCTGGCCTATAACCAAACCGACGGCGCGGGCATTGCCGCCCTACAGCGCAAGTTTCAGGAAACCGAAGTCGAGGAAGACGTCACGGACGACGACGCGCAGCAAGCCGCTGCCGCGGCTGTCGCGAAGATTGGACACGCGTCGCCTGCCGCTCCCGCGCAAAACGTTGGTCCGCACAACGCCGCGGCAATCCTGCAAGGCAACGACCCGATGGCGCTGCTGCGGGAAATCTTGCTTGGCGGTTACAAGCCGGGCCTAGACGAAAATCGCGTGCGGGAAATCGTGCAAGATACTCTTGCCGGCGTTGCCCCGCGCGTCGTTGAAATCCGCAACAACGACAAGCCGCCGGTCAAAATCGAAGGCATCATTCATCCTGAATTTGAGCGCTGTCTGAAATATCTTTCGAACACTGGCCCTGACAACTATCGCGCCAATATCATGCTCGTCGGCCCTGCCGGCTGCGGCAAAACCTATCTCGCGAAGCAACTCGCCAAGGCTCTGAGTGTCGACCATACGATTGTTGGCGGTACCGCAGGCGCCAGCGAAGGCGACCTGATCGGCCGTCTTTTACCCGGTGAAGGCGGAAAGTTTGATTACGTGCCGTCCAAGGCTATCTCGCTTTACGAGCGCGGAAACGCGCTGATCTGCTTCGATGAAATAGACGGCTTTGACCCGAACATGCTCATGGTCGCGAATATGCCGCTCGCAAATTCCTCTTGGTTCGTTCACTTGCGGCGTGACGAGCCTGAAGTGCACCGCGGTGACAACGTGTATTTCATGGCAACCGCCAACACGTACGGCACGGGCGCAAATCCGATTTACGCCGGCCGCAATCCCATGGACGGCGCAACGCGCGACCGTTTTATCTTCATTACGGTCGACTATGACACCAAGCTTGAAGAGAGCATCGCCGCTGCCGGCGGACTGACAACTGCGGAGTGCGCGGGCCTTTGGGAAATGCGCAACCGTGCACGCGAAGCCGGCTTGCGCCGCGTCATCTCAACTCGTGCGTTCCAGAAGGCTGCGGTTATGAAGACCGCAGGCGAAACGTGGAAGGAAATCCGCGGGCATCTTCTGGAGGACTGGACCAAGGATGAGCGCGCCAAGATCGGCGTTTAAAGAGGGCGAAACCGCGCCATGGCGCGGTCTAGCGGTCATGCCGCTACTGACGAGCCCAAAGCTTTCGCAGCAACAATGGAGCAACACCCATGCAAGCTAAACGCAAGACGCTAACGTCGGGTTGGTATGAGTTTGATCTAGCCAACGGCAAAACCGTTGGCGTGCGATGCCACGGTAAGGGCGAATGGAGCATTTATTTTCGGCAAGACGGCAAACCCGTTGAACCTACGCCCGAAGGCGGACAAGAGATTTTTTTCCACGGCTATAAAACTGCTGTGGCGTTTGCGCTTAACCACTAAAAAATGGAGCAACACCCAATGGCCACCCATCAACCGCTACAAGA